CGATTCTTCGCCTTGCTAGATTTAGGTCTTACTGTTACTCTTCGCATTGGTCTTTCTCATCAGTTAGGACAGTTCCCATTGGACCTTTTTTGATACGCTCCCACTCTTCTTCTGCCTGCTGCATATCCTCAAACTTCTTTCTCAGGTCTTCACCCAAAGTCAGTTCGAACACATCAGCAACCTTACGCATATCCTCTTCTCTGCGGTCTTCACCAAATGCGACACCACAAGCACCTTTCATAATGTTGATGTCATCGTGACCCATCGCACGGGCAACAGTTGCGAAGAAACGAAACAGTTGATAGGCGTTAAGGTCTTCGGCAGGAACCTCAAAAGTGTAATGCTCTTCAGGAAGTACATAGTCATCAAAACCACTGCTGTAATGGGTAGAACTCCATTCAGTATCAAATTTAACCTTGAGAGTTGCTTTGTAAGTCATTGGTCTGTTTCGAGTATACTCATTATAGGGGTAGTTTCACCCCTTTTTAGGGTGAGTGTGCCAGTTCCTTAAGTGTCCTGGTCGTTGTGCAAATCTTCAAATAATTCTTCTTTTAATCGTTCAAAGAAATCTTCATCTACAGGATAAACTTTCTCTTCTCCTCTATCAATTCTATCACACAATTCTAATAGATGCTCAAGAAACTCTTTTGGTAGGCACTCGTCCATATTAATACTTGCCCAGAACCATTCATAACATTCTTGATATGCATCGTCCTCTTTCAGTAGAGCATAACCCTCATAGTTCCCACTGATGAGGTCTCTCCACATCTTGAAGTTATTCCAGATTTCTCTCCATCCTGTCTGAAAACAGTGACCGAAATAATACTCAATCCAATTCATTTGTGTTTTTCTATTTCGTGATGCACTTTATCTAGAATCCTATCAATCACATGCATCGGTGTTTGTTGATTTTCTGTAGATTCCAGCATACCTTTATAGTATCCTAAAATCTGGATTAACTCAACTAAATCACGATGCTGCAATTTAACTTCTAATTTCTCTTTCAGAAACTTCTCTTCTTTTTTATTAGTCTTTACTTTTTTTGATTCTCTATCGCAAGTCAAACAGCAAAACGAATATCCACTTTTAAATTGTGATATCACTTGAAAGTGTTTATCATTCAAGGGGAATTCTTTTTTGCAGCAAACGCAGATTCTTTTCATAATTCAACGTAGTCGTGTTCTTTTTCATCTACTTTTTGCAAATAATCAAAATTCCAAGTCCTACTCATGAAGTCTAGATCAAATCCAAACTTATAAACCCACAAGAGAATACCAAGTAAACCATTAGATCCTGATGTGATCTGAACATAAGGCCATCCAGGATAATCATTCCAACTGACTGACACTTGAAGCAGTGACCAATTCTTCATGAACTTTGGAACATGTCTTCCAGTGTTCAGAATCTGCACATACCATTCACTGCCGAAGTCTTCACGATATTTTAATTTAAAAAAATTCATGATTAATCTACTGGTAACAGTTCGGGGTTTTCCAATTCTACTTCATACATCAACGGGTGGCAAAGTTCATCTATCAAATAACACGAAGACCTACAGAGATCCTCTGGTTCATACGCGAGTGACTGATTTGCGGCTTCTACTATTTCATTTAAATGCAATACGGAATGTGGTAGGTCGTCAAATGTAAATGGAATTCCATTTATAAAATACATTAAAACAATTCTAGTCCCCATATCATACCAACAATAAGCAGTATCAATACGGTACTTCATACGGTTTATTCTGAGTACACTATATTTAACAAAATTTGAAGAGCGGGAAACGGGGATCGAACCCGTGATTTCAACTTGGAAGGATGACGTGTTACCGCTACACCATTCCCGCTGGCGCCTCGGGTTGGATTCGAACCAACGACCGACTGCTTAGAAGGCAGTTGCTCTATTCCACTGAGCTACCGAAGCATGAAGGTATTATATCAGTCCTTGGGACAGTCGTCAACCCAAGGAGCACAGATTCTCATAGGGGGAGCAAGTGCTTTACATTCACCAGTGTAACACATGGACTCGTCATTTATTCCGTCCACGTAACGAGGTTTATCTACTCCAGATTCTTTTAATCCAGATTTTTTAACGTAGTCATCAATCGCTCTGGTTACATCCCTCTCAACCCTACGTTTTACTTGGTTAGGATCTTGAAGAATAAGTTCATTAAGAATACCTTGTGGGAAATATTTTCTTTGAATCTCGTCCAGTAAGTCCCATAGTCCATTTTCAGATACTCCAGTGCATTGGGAGAGTGCTGCAATAATAGATGATAATACTAAACCAACTATAAGTAATTGTTTCTTATCAGTTTTCTTCTTACCGAAATTAAAATTAATCATAAAGGGGAGTGCTGCAGAACTCCCCAATATTTATTCTATTGTATCAAACTTCTACCGTGATCAGTTTGGAAAGTGGATAATGATATTATTGATGTCTACGTGTATCAGTAGGTTCAACATTACTACCAGTTCTTTCATTTCTGGATTGTATCCTAGCATTCATTCTTGCTTCTCTAGATACATTTCTAGAATATTGATTTCCAGATGTGACGGATCTATTAGTTCTTTTTGCCATTGCATTTCTTGCAGCCTCTACTCTCCTGTCAGAAATCTCCATAATATTCTGTTTCCACTCCTCACTCATATTTGCCATAATCGCAAGGGCTGCCTCATTTGTATCAGCGTAACCTTCTGAGATCAGGTGCTCCAGAATAACGTCAAAAAGATCAAACTCCTCTCTATTTAATTGCTTCTTCTCAGCAGGAGTTAAAGCACTTCTCTGTGCTGCTCTTGCTGCTTGTTTTGCTTGCACTTTAGGGTCATCAGACTTGTGACCATAACCATGAAGACCAGGAGATGAGGAAGTAGTCTTACGGAAATCTCCTCTCTGTGCTCTAGCAAGATTTTGTCTTTGCTGTTCCTTTTTAGCATTACCAAAAGTTGATTTCTTTTCTAATGCTGATGCTCTATCTGCTGCTTCACCACCACCAGTTGACTTAGCAATCTTTTGGCGGATGGGTGCTTCATCATAACCACGCTTTGCCATTGCAGTTGCTTCATCAACAGAATAAACTTCCATATATGCTTCTTGAAGATTGCGAAGTTCTTGTGTGTTCATTTTACAAATACTTTTTAGTTATTTATAAAAAAAGGAGGGCATCTCTCCCTCCTTCATTTATTCGGTTTTATATTCTATTGTATCAAACTTCTACCGTGATCAGTTTGGAAGCATAATCATGAGCATACGAAGTGCGAGCACCGTGATGCCCCCAACCAATCCAACTATACGCATAGTCCATGTAGCGGTTAATTGATTTGCCAGGAGTTTTCATCTTCTCCTCAATATCCAACCACTGAACCTCATTTGTTAGATAACGAAGTTGCGTGTCAAGGGATGATGGTGAACCACCATACCTCTTAGCAAAATCACCCAATCCATAATATCTGTTGGCAGATGTCCATTGAATCAGACCGTAACCGCGCCAGCAGTTACCGTAACTGGTTCTGCTACCACCCTCACAAATGTTAGGCACGAATGTTGATTCCTGTCTAATGTTGCCCATGATGGTAGCAAGGGCGTTTCTGTCTTTTATACCACGATCCTGGAAATATGCCAGGGTAGCATTCTCATTGTCTGAACACCCTTTACAAATTAACCTTATCTCTTTAGGTTTTTCGGGAGCAACCTCGCGGATTGCTGTCTTCTGAGCATCAACAAGATTAAATTCCTTAATAATGGAAAAGGGCGCTTGTCCTGCGATAGGAGGCGGCGGCCCTTGCATCTTGTAATTCTGGAATGGCAGTGTTGCCGTGCTGGTTGTAACCGTAGCCAAAAGGGGCAGGGTTACTGTAAAGAAATTTTGCATTAAAATCGATTGAACTCTACATCCGAATAGAAGGGGGGTACACCCAACCTCTCAGCGGGCACCTTCCTCGGCTCTAATTGTCACGTCACTTTCTCATAATAAAAAACTCACCATTAGGTGAGTCTTCCATGATACCATGTTATTTAGATTTTGGCAATTTTAATCATATTCGACTAAGTTGCCATCAGAATTGACGATATATTCTTTAAACTCGCTGTAAAATGCACAAGCGTCTTCGATCCTATTATCATCAGCAAGATCATGTAACCTATCAATGAGATCGACATTAAACTCATTTTGATTATTGATCGGTTTGTCCATGAAAGTAATCCTTCCTGAAGTAACGACTGAGAATATTGTTATTGTAGTATGCAGGGTCACCGTTGTCAAGTGACTCCGTTAAGACGCTATTAACGAATAACTGTCTAGTTTCCTCATAGTTTACATGTCCTTTGGTGGCATGTAATGAAAGAATGTGTCTTTCAAAAGAATCGATTCCGAGTTTAATAACATCTTGTTTAAGATCTTCAGAACTTCCATAGTATTTTTTCCAGTCACTCTCGGATTTTACTCTCCGACTTTTACCTCTGGGCTTTCTGTATGACCAAAAGTATTTTCTACCGATATATTTTTTTCCATTTATTTTGTTAATGATGCAGTAGACAAAACCGAAGTTATCGCCAATATCATCAGACTCAAAGTAATTGCCAAAGTACAACCAAGGGTTAGGATAGGAGCATGTGATAACAGAAGCTCCCTCAGGGATGCCATTCAAAATCCTCTAAGCATACTATAAGTTATATAGTATCGTTCTTTAACCCCCGACAGAGTTATTGTACTGGTATTTTAGAGTCCAGGCAATCAGTC